TCTAGCAGCACCTTTATCTCCATTAGCATCAATAGGATGAAGCTTAAATGGACCAAGGCTATCTGCCCAACCAAGACACTGATTAATAACATCTGGAACAACCTGTGCTGGAGTACCCTTAACCCAAGTTGGTCTCGATGCACATTCTGCTACAAGAAAAGTCTTGCTTGTTCCATCTCTAAATTGACCCATAGTAGTAACACGGTCCTTAATCAACGCACCATCTGCTTCTGGTCCCTTGTTAGCATATGGATCTGGATCAAGAACCTTATTCTTTACTCCAGTAAATACTTCATAGTCTGTACGGCCAAAAGGCACACCAGTGTTTAGTGCTGGTGCAGTAGAGTCACTGTCTCTTGATGGGCCGTCTGGAAAATTAGTCCACTCTTCTCCATTGTAAGTATTAGAAGGACACTGAAATACTTTGACTTGTTGTTGTGCTACAAAAAGGTTTGGACCTTCCCACCAATGTAAATTCTTATCATAAGTATCTGCTAGTGCTGATTCTTCCATGTATGATAAAAGATCAACTCTCCACGATCGCTCTGTTCTTGCTCTATTATCTGAAGGAGCAATTGGGGTTATAGATGGATCAATAGTATCAATAGTCCAACATGCTGCTGGAAACTTTTGAGTGCTATTTTCCACATTGTGTGCGGCCAAACCAAACTGACGCATATTGCTCATGCAATTTGCTCGTCTTGCGGCTTCTCTAGCGGATTGTACTGCTGGAAGAAGAAGACCAACAAGAACACCAATAATAGCAATAACAACCAATAGTTCAACGAGAGTAAAACCTTTTTTCTTCATAATTAATCCTTTAATGTTAGGTGGGTAAAAAAATAGCCTGTTAACCATATAATACTCAATCGGCAAGAAGATTCAACCAGATTTTATGTTAGAATTGTGTTAGGATTCAGGAAATTGCGCTTTCAATTCATCTGGGGTTGGGTAATCAAATTCCCACGGTTTCCAGTTGATTTTAGAGGTAAAATCTTTCACTAAAATAGCTTCTCCGTCTAACACATATTGATAAGTCGCTATATATTGTTCCTCACCAACCATATCATCTTTAATAATCTTGAAATTATTAGCTCCTTCCGGCAAAGAGAAAAATACTCTAGATCTGCCAATGTTAATACAAAATTCTTTTACTCTTTCATCATATTTAATAGGATAAAAAATATTCCGTATAGATCTTTCAACCACTGGAGCACGATTACCCCAATATTCTGGATTAATCATAAAACCAATAGAAAATCCAGTCCATAATAGCAAGATTTGATATACAAGTGTTCTTGCTATTGTTTTTGCCACAAGTTTTTTACTCATTTAAAAGATCCCTTAAACTTAATTTTTTCCGCAAGATTTCTGTGCAGCTTTAAAAACCTAATTATAATTTCTGCTGTATCTCTAACATCTTTGATGGCATCATGAGCGCCGTCTTTTGTAATACCAAAATAATCTCTTAACGTATCTAATTTAAAACTTTTCAATTCATTATTGTGGCTAAACCAATAATAAACTAAATTAATACTATCGATAACATCTCTTGGGAAAAATATATTAGAAGTTCCTTCCTTATTAACATTCTTATTTTTCCGACTAAGCCTTTCAATAATAGGAAGATCAAATCTATAGATATTATAGCCAGCAGCAATGGGAGCGGAGAACTGGCTTTTTTTGCTGTTTCTGCTATGATACTTATCTAAATAGTCAACAAACATTTTCCAAGCAACGCTTTGTTTAGGATACTCTTGCCATTCTTTATAAACATCATCTTTAGAACATCCTTTAACCTTAGCGTGGAAATCTAAAATATCTGTTTTATACTCAAAGTTTGGATCTTCTTCCATGCATTCTGGTTTAAAGTTACAATTAAATTCAGAATTAGGAATGATTTCTAAATTGATAGGATCTACCATTATAGCAGCTAATTGAACTGGGCTACATTTTTCTGGATTGACTCCATCTGTTTCAAAATCAAACACACAAATTTTATTATAGTTCACTCTGCAATCTCCACTACTTCATTAGGCCTGATTCCGATTCTTGTGTTCTTGTCTGTTGTAGAGTAAGCGTTATTGAATTTACAACAACTAACTTTTCTAGTCTCTGTTTTTACATATGTTCCATTTTTATATGTGAATGTGGAACCAATAGCAACCTTGTCAAAAGTAACTTTTGTCATTGTATAACTCCTTCTTGTAGTAAATGTTGAACTGTCATAATTTTATCAAGCATTGCGATACCCAAAATGTCAAATTTTATAACACCAATACTCTCTAAGTCTTGCATTTCCATACCGGCAATCATTTGTTTATTTTTTGAATCATAAATCATAGGACAAACTTCTTTTAAAGGGTTTGCACCAATAGCAATTCCTGCAGCATGTTTACTTTGATTAGACTTAGTTCCTTCTAATCTAATAGCCTGCTCAAACCTTTTTGACAAAGGACCTTGCATTATATTTTTATCGTCAATATAGCACCACTCCTTAAGTTTTTCTGGGTTGTTTTCTAAAGCCCATCTAATAATTGACGCTTCTCCAGTGTCATCTTTCATTTGTTGAAGTTCGTCTGCAATTTTAGCTTCATCTGGAATATTCTTTGTAATTTTATTCATTTCTTCAAAACTAACATTCCCATAAGCTCTTAAAACATCCTTTAATGCTCCTCTTCCTTTGATAGTATTAAAGGTAATCATCTGACTAACCTTGTCATTTCCATATTTATTCTTGATGTATTCTATGATTTCTTCTCTTTTGTCAATAGGGACATCAACGTCAATATCAGGCATAGATATGTGGTCAGCAGTATTACGACCAGCGTTGTAGAACCTGTCAAATAACAGGCTATACTTAATGGGATCAATGCTAGTAATGCCGACAAGGTACGATACGAGACACCCAGCAGCACTTCCTCTACCGGGTCCAGGCAACCATTTGTTTTCTTTGACATGATTCACAATATCCTGAACAATTAGAAAGTAGCTCGAAAGTCCCGCTCCTTGCAGAATTTTAAGCTCGTATTTAATCCTATCCGTATAACTTCCGTGTAAAGAAACATCTACTTTACCTTGTATTTTTTGTTTCCATCCGTCTCTACATAACTGACGCAAGTATTCGTCTGGATCATAATTTTCTGGACAATTAAACGGAGGAAGCTTTGGTTTGCTGTTGATCTCATAATCTTCTATCATTTCATTTACAAGATTAGTATTTTCAATGTGTTCTTCTTTATGAAGCTCATTGATTTCTTCTTGTGACAGTATGTGAAAATTATTGGAAGAAAAGAAACATTCTACAGGAACTTTTTCTCCCACACTTAATTTCCTGCTAATTTCAGGCATAGTAGTTTTAAGATTGTTACAGAGAAGTATTCTCTGATCGTCTGCATCTTCTCTATTAGCGTAATGTGCGTCTGGAGTACAGATTACTTTTACTCCACATTTATGGGCAATCTCCTCAATAGCACCAGAAAGTTCTTTTTGAATAGGATTATTTTCTTGGTCCATGAGTTGTGATTCTAAGAAAACATTTTCCTTACCAAATGCTTCTTTGAGCCTATCTACATAGGCAACTCCAATATTTGAATAGTCACTAATAATCTTATTGTCTCTACAAATTGCATTAGAAAGGGTAGAGCCAAGATGACCAGTAATACATATAAGATTGTTTTTAACGAAATTTGATAATGTTTCAAGATCTAACCTCGGTTTATGGTAGAAAAAATCTGGTTTGTTAGATTCACTGACAAGCTGAATAAGATTAAGCCAACCATTATAATTTTTAGCAAGCACAAGCATGTGACTCAATGAACTATTTTCTTTAGTTTTTATAGAAGGATCGTCTTCACAAACATAAAGTTCACAACCAAGAATAGGTTTGATGCCATTCTTTTTCATTGTGCTATGAAATTGAACGTGACCAGCTATATTACCATGATCTGTCAAAGCACAAGCATTGGCTTCAATAGAATTAATTCTTTTAGCAATATGTTTAGGTTGACTTAAACCATCTAATAGACTGTAATGACTATGACAATGTAATGGTATATATTTCTTCATTCTGTGGTTCCAGGCGCTTTGTACTTTCCAACATTATAGCCTTCTTGCTGATACTTGTCAACTGTTCCTTTCATTCCCAAAAGGTCTATACTGTATTTTATTTCTTCACATATTGTCATAGGAAGACCGTGAGGTGTTCTTTGACCATCTCTATATTCAATCTCTGGATTTGGAAAATAATTTTTCCCAAAATGACACAATTTACTACACTTCCAAGTTTTGTTCAATCTTGGTCTGGTACAGCTTTTAATTTCTTGAAATTTTCTACGAATCATGTCTTCGGTTTCATGAATCTGACTCTTATTGTAATTCATGCTAAAAATACCGCCATCATTAATAAAATAAATACTAACAATAACATGTTCTATTTCGGGATACAGCACACTTGCCGCATAGTGATACATGCGGAGTTGAGGATCTTTTTCCAGTTTTTTGAAAGTTTTTTCTTCTCCTGTAGCCCAATCCAACCTTTTGCCAGTTTTGTAATCAATAATCTCAATCGTATTGGGGTTAGGTTGAGCAATCAGATCTATTGTTCCTTTGATTGCTAAATAACCTTCTAAGTCTTCACTATATTTATAGTGAGCCCAAGGTTTTTTAATTTCAATATCAAATCTTTGTTCTGGTTGTATGATATTTTGATTTCTAGGATCAAAATTACAGTTTTGCACAGTTATAGTTTTTTCAACCCATTTCTTGCAATGTTTAAGATCTAATGGCTTCCATTGATGATGGATAAATCTACTAGTATAATATTCATAAACTTGATCAGTGATTTTTTCAACATTATGATCAAATACATTAATTTCACCACAGATCTCGTCCTCAATAGTTGGCTGACCTTTAGATACTGCCACAGAAATATCTGCTAATATTTCCATAACTTTATGAACTATAGTTCCTTTGTCGGCTTTTTGATTAGACGGAGATCTTAAGCCTAAGTTATACTCAATAAAGTATTGTTGTTCACACATATTGTGTGTTCCGTAGCTTGAGCTTCTAAGGTATGTTATTATCATAATTTTTTATTTTGTAGTATCCATCTTATTACTTCCTGCCATTGCTGACCAATAGTCATGTTTTGGTTATATACTATTAAATCAAAATTATTTTGATCATAGTTTTCAGGATCTAAAGCTGTTTCGCTAGCATGATCTGAATTATATAAATTTCTTGTTAGTTTAATCACAACACCACCAGCTTTTTTAACAGCTTCTACCTCATTAGGAAATCTACAATCTGCTATTAAAGCTACTGGAGGGTTGTCTTGTTGAATTTTACGAATTGTAGCCCCTGCCCAAACATCGTGCTGAATACTTCTAAAGAATTCTGTGCCCACCATTTGTAATACTTCTCGTGCTGTCATCTGTTTACCATTTTTATAACAGTTTACGAGTTCGTTCTTCTCTTGGTCAGTACCATAACATTGTTCAAAACCTAGTCCAAGAATATCCATACAAACATTTTTTAACGGATCAGCAAAATTGTAAACAATCGCTTGATCTTCTAATCCCTCTAATTCATACAGCCAGTTAACTATTTGTGTTGCCAAAGTAGTTTTACCTGATTGTTTTCTCCCAGCAAAAGCTATGATACTCATATTATATTCTCCAGAAAAGGTTTGATTTCATTATCTATTTGTTCACTTGACATTTCACCAATATCACTGGCACTAAAAGAAGGAATATAAACTTTGTATGTATTTTGACATTTTGTTTTTATCTGTTCTGCAGCTTTTCTTCCTGCTTCATCATTATCTGTTAATATAACTAAATTCATTGCTCCGCTTGAATCAAGCAATATCTTTTGTCTGTCGCTAAGAGACGAACCAAATATAGCTAGGCTATTATGAATGCCGTTTTCTTCTAATCTCCAGACGTTACCAGGGCTTTCTACAATAATAGCTATGGTGCTTGCTAAAATGTGTTCTTTTGCAAACCAGAAATTATATAGAGAATTTTGGCTTTTAAAGTCTGTGCTGTGCTTCCATTTAGAATATTTCCATCTGTCATTTTCTTCCGGACAGAAACTAGAAGGGTTATGATAAGCTCCACAAATTTTACATGATTCAAATATGCTTCTTCCAGTACACCCAATCATGTATTGATAATTATTATCATAGATAGGTACTACGGCTCTATTATACATGGGCTTTTTGGGATTATCGCATAGTCCTACATCGTATTTTTCTAGAGTATTTGCAGCATAATTTCTATCTATAAAATATGTAGATGGTATTGTTAAACTCTTTTGAATAACTTTTCTGCTAACTTTGTTTTCTTCATTTTTGTCGTTTGTGTCAATATAGTTCATCAGACTTGTGAATGTTTTTTTATTTCTGTCTATATTTGATACTTTAATACTGTTTAGATCTTTTTGTACAAATTTTGTTGCAAAATCTAACGCTTCTTTAAATGAACAATATTGGTCACCTTCAGTAACCCAATTATATTTTTGATTAGATATGACGCCTCTGATAAAACCTATAATAGAGCCTTGAAATACTTTTTCACAATTATGGGTTCTACATTTCCAGTTACCTCTATAACTATCTCCAGTATAATACAAACTAATTGCTGATTGGTTATCTCCTCCATGTATTGGACAAGACATACTTATCATTTTTTCATTAGCCTTGTACTCTAAACCAAAATAATTTAGTAGTTCTTCTATGTTATCGCATAAAAGATCACAAAGTATTTTTAGTTTAAACTGATCATTACTCGAACGAGATTTTTTCAGTTTCGTCGTCATCAATTACAAACCCTTCGTCTTTAGAGGTGGTATTATTTATCAATTCTAATCGAGTTTTACCTTCCGTAATTTTGGCACACCAACCTTTCATATTGCAGTTGATGTAGTCATTATCGTCTAGTCCTCCTCCGTGTCTGCTGATAAGAGGTACTAATTTTCTATTTCCGTTATTGGGTCCATCTTCGGCTATTTCTTCGTCGCTTTTTCTCTTGAAGATTGTAAAATTAGAACATAACCAGATAATTCTATCAGAACCGCTTGCTGTATCAGTGCTTTCTTTTGTAATCCCGTCCCTGTTTAATTGAATAAACGCAACAACTGGTACTTTGTATTTCACTGCAAAGTTGTGAAGTTGAGTCATCATAAAACCTAAGACCTGATATTCTTTTAGGTCTTGAGTCATGCCACTAGTATCCATCAATTTTAAGTAATCATAAAATATAACACAGTCTTTCGCTGTTCCGTCATCATTTAACCCAACTTCTTTGACTAACCATCTTTTCATAATACCTAACTGGTCTTCAAAAGGTTTACCAGCAATACTCTTGTGAAAAATCCTGGTATCTTTTAATTTGTCAACAGCTTTTCCTATTTTATGTTCTTTGTCTGCATTTTCCCCAAACTGACCCGTTTCTATCTGATTAATTTCTGTTTCTGTCATCATAGCTAAAATACGATTAATATGATCTTCTTTAGTCATTTCTGTGTCCATATTTAGAATAGGCACACCTTGAGCAGCTATGTTGTATCCCATATTGTCAGATAAAAGAGTCTTACCTGTCTTAGGTCTGGCAGCAATAACATTGACAGTACCTTTTCTTAAACCTCCACCTATTGATTGATCGTAAATGGGAAACCCTGTAGGAATACCCACTTGATCTATAGGATTTTCTTTCAGTTCTTTGATGTATTCTTCTAGATTATCGGCAATATGATTTGGTGCTTCGTCATTATCGCTTAAGAGATTTGTAAAATTGAATACAGTATCTTCAGCAATACTTAAAATATTACCGATTGTTTCTGTTCCATTAATTTCTAATAATTTATCTTGAGCTAACCCAAGCTGTTTAATTAATAGTCTAGTAATCTCTAGTTTTTTGACTTTACCAGCAAATTTTCTAATGTTAGAAAAACCTACAGGAAAAGCAATAACAGCTTTTAAGTGCTGTATTTCTTCTTTTTTATTGAGCAGGGAAGCAACGCCTAACTCTTCTGCTGTTGATAGAACAGAAGCGAAGTCTACTTCTCTGTTGTTTTCACAAAGATTCTTCAGACACTTATAAATGATGACATTGCTATCTATAGTGAAAGCAGATTCTGACAATATGTCAGAAACTTCCAAATAGGCATCGTCTCCATAATTAAATATACCGGCTAAGACCGCTCTTTCTGCCGACGGATCTGCTAAATTCATTATTTTTTAACCTGCCATTGCCGAACACTTATTACACTTATATCTCTCTAAAGATTCTACATATGATCTTCCTACTTCTTCTTCTTTTCCACATAACCTACACCTAACTTTAACAGGTTGAAATGATCTATTTCTTGCTGCTCTTGGAGCATTAGCACTTAGCAGTTTATCTATCTTGGAGTCTTCACGATGCATATTTCTTTCTGGCATCTCTAAAAACTTATTAACTCTTTTGTCTTTAGTCTGATTCTGATTTTTATTTTTAACTTTAATAGCAGGCTTTTTCTTTTTTGATGTTTCGGTTACAGTATCTTCGTCTGTTTCCAAACCTTTTTGTAGTATGGATATCAATGCCATTATATCTTCTTTTTCAAGTGCCATTTTTCACCTTGTTCCTTTGAATAGATAGTAAAATATCAGAAAGATTTTTAATATTGTTGGCCAAAAAACTGAGCCTGTCCATTCTTTGTTTAGCATGTTTCTTGATCGAGTTTAAAGCAACAGCCCTTTCATTATTATTGATAGCCTGAATGCTTTTTTCTAAATATCCATATCCCTTGTAGTTATTAATTTCACCGCATATAACATCTTTTATGGTCTCTTCTGCCCAATTAAATCTTGCTTGTTCTCTATTTAGTGTTCTTTGTAAATGAAAAGCATATTGACCTAACCGATATGCCATTTGAGCACAATCTTCTGGGCTTGTCTTTTCTAACACATTTCTGTTCATTGTCAAGTACTCTTGCAGTTCTGTTTCTGACAAAGCATTGTTTGTATATACGGGTAAACCCATATTTGTTTCGTATTCATCTAAAATTTTGTCCCAATATTCTACTAGTTCTTTGGATGTTTTACTCATTGATAATCAAATCTCTCCATTCTTCAATATTTTTATTATATGGCAGAGCCACATATTTTATTCCGTTGATTTCACACCATTCTTCTTTCTCTCTATCTCTTTTTTGTGCTTTAACAAAATTTAGTATATTCCCATGATAGAACGAAACATATTTATAGTGCTGTTCTCCATGTACTTCTATGCACATTTTTTTTAGGGGCAAGTAGAAGTCCATGTATAGAGTGACACCCTTCTTTAGGTTAATAGGCACTTCCTCTAATGATTGCAAGGTTGGGAATGTGTCATTTATCAGTTTTCTAGCTAGTAAATGAGGTTCAGATTTATTCGTATTACCATGTGATATATGACCTCTTAAATTCCAATTGCATATTTTACCTTCCAAATCTTTTACTTGCATATTTTTATCCCCATCATTTCTTTTACTTTGCCTACCAGTTCTTCGTAAGATTCTGGGTTTTCTAGGAGATACTGTCTTACTTTCTCTACACCTTGAAATTTAGGCTGGTCTTCTAAATGAGATAAAGTATACCAAGCTCCCCCTTTTTTAATAACTCCTACATCAGAAGCTAATTGAACGATCTCGGTTCTCTTATCTACTCCTTCTCCATATCTAATATAACTAGTCATACTGGCTCCTGGTGGTCCTAAAGCAGAACAAACTACTTGCCATTCGACTTCTTGTCCAATCGGAGATGTGTCGTTCCCTACTGTCCAAGAACTAAACTTTTTTGCTCTCAATTTGATATCTGTCTGATAAGCAACAGCCTGTCCAGACTTCTCTTTAAATTCAGCTCCATAACCTGTTGGGTTGCCCATCAAATGAGTAATACCAATAACAATACTTTTATTGACAGGAATTACATTAGCTACTTTTCTACAAAACTTAGCCAATAACTTAGCGCCATCTGCTCTTTGCATCTTATTCATATCACTAGTAATTTCTGCTTCTGTACATAATGCAGAATAGCTATCTATGATTATTACTGCTCCAGGCACTTCGTTGATTAATTTTTCGGCAATTTGTAGATATTCTTCTGCGTGTAGAATCTTACCTTGCTGAGAACCTATAACATGAAATTTCTCTGGATTCAAATGAGGTATTCCTTGTAGATCTCTTTTCTTCAGTCTACCTTCAATGTTAAGGTAGTACACTTCTCTTCCGTCCTTAAAAGAACCGTATCCATATTTAGGGTCTTGTGCTGTAGCAGCAAAATCTAAAGATGTGGTTGTTTTACCGCATTTCGGTTGTCCTGTCAAGATAACGAAAGATCCTTCTGGAATACCACCATTTAGTAGAATGTCTAGAACAGGACTTACCGGAATAATGACATTATTAGTGTCAATTATCGAATGCCCAGTAAGAATAATGTTTTCACCAAAAGTTTTAGTAATGTCTTGTGTAATTGTGCTCATTCAATGTCCTTTAATCTAGAGATAATGTTTTTTGTTCCTGTTTTTTTACTAAATTTGATATCCTTTGGTCTATTATATTCTTTGGTTAACTCCTGATTTTCTGACTCTATAATCTTTTCATATTTTTTTATTAGACTATCAGAAAGAAAAGGACTATGTAAAGAATATACTCTGGCTAATTTAGGATCATTTAATGCTTTAATAATTGCTTTAGGATTATATTCCTTAACTAATTTATGAGCTTTGGCTATTTGACGTTTATAAAAACTAGACCATTTTTTGTTCAGCCAAAATCTGTAATGAAGATCCTCATTACTTTGTTTTGCTTTCTTTTCACATACGATTTCAGTAATATATTGAGCTGGTGAAACTTCTTTACCATTCGAATACTTTGAAATATATTTATTCATTTGTCGTCAAATATTTTATTGACACCTTTTGGCAATTGTTTTTTAGCTTGTATTTTTTTCTTCATTTCATCGTTATACTGAGAAGCAGCTTCTGTCATAATAGCAACGCCACTATTTTTTTTGCCACTTGTTTTTGTAATCATCATATTCTCAACCTTAGATTTTTTTCTAGTCGTTTCTTTAGGTTCAGCAGTACTGTCTACGATCTTTTGAACGTCTTCTACTTTAATGTTAAGTTCTTTGGCTATTTCTTCAATAGACATCTTAGCTGTTTGATGTAGATACTTAACGGCATAATCTTTCGCTTTGTTTGTTCTTTTGGCTGGCATTATATTAACTCCCTCTGTGCATTGTTTAACCACGCAATATTTCTAGTCGACAAAAATTTTATATACATATTAAAAATCTTTGGATTAACTTCTTTCAAATTCCATTCTGTCTTACCAATTTTAGAAAGAAATTTTTCTCTTCTACCTTCGCTATACATACCCATAGGATTAAAAAGTTTACCGTGTAGTCCTATTGTTACAAAATACCTTGTTCTATCTGATACGGTTACAGTTTTTGCATAAACGTTTTTAGTGTCATCATTAAGCATTGGTGCTTCATTATCGTCTAAAAAGTCATGACTACCTAATACAGTGTAGTATGCTGTTGTTTTTTCGTCCGTCATGGTTTACTCCTTGTTTTTTGTGTTTTCATTCTTTTCATACCTTTCGGTAATGCTTTTTGAGGTTCTTCATATTTGTAAGAATTGTGTTTGTAATTCATTTCTTGTATTTGATCAGAACTCATTCTGTCTCTATTTCTATTAGCTAAATCACCTAGAGTTTTAAGCTCTCCGTCTGATTTCTTAACATTTCCGTTTATAGTAGAACAGTCATTGATATAGTCTCTGTCTGCTTTTTTGCCGCAAGAACACTTTTCTTTATCTTTGTATTTTTCAATAGAAGAAATCACAGAAAATTTTTCATTGCAATGAGAACATTTATAGGTATATTCTGGCATTTAGAACTCCGGTATGTACAATTTCCATTCGTCTGGGATTTCATTTATAGTAGATAGATGCTCAAATATTGGCAAGTATCTCAATTTTCTTTCTGGTCTAACAGGTATTTTCTTTAATGGCATATTTGCTTGTTTTGGAGTACGACTACCTTTTTTATTATTGCATGCTACACAAGCAGTAACAATATTGTTCCAGCAAGTAGAAGAAGTCTGTCGATTCCAAATAGATTTAGGAATAACATGATCATATGTTAATTTACTATAATCAAATTGTTTACCACAATATTGACATGTATATTCATCCCTAATAAATATGTTTTTCCTAGAAAATACAACTTTGTCATTGTGAACATGAAAAAATTTTTTTGTTTTTGTAACTGCCGGAATTGGAAATTTTTTATTATTTACTCCTTTAATGCTATCATTTTTGTAGAAATCAATAATATCTATTCCATAAGCTTTATCATGTTCATATTTAAAATACCAAACAATTGCTCTTTTCCAACTAATTAAAGCAATTGGAGTGTAGTCTACATTTAAAAGAAGACATTTTTTATGGTTGGTTTTCATATTTTTCTAGTTTGCTCAAAATTTTGCCTATAATTGGATTTCTTACTATATCACAAGATTCTAGAAACGCAATACCAACTCCGTCGATATCATCTAAATTTTCTATTAGATCAACAAAACCGCCCCTAATATGTCTTGGTAAATCTGATTGTCCAGAGTCACCCGTCAGTACCATCTTACTTTGATTTCCTATTCTAGTTATAAGCATTTTTAATTGGTCATAGCTGGCGTTTTGACATTCATCAGCAATAATGAAACTATCGTGAAAATTTCTACCTCTCATTAAAGCTAAGGGTACTATCTCTATCTTATTTTCATTTTTAAGTTTCACATAATCAGACATTGTAATAAAATGATTGATCTCATCTAATATAGGAAGTAGATATGGATGCAATTTCTCTTCCGCTGTGCCAGGTAGAAACCCGAGTCTCTCTCCAGCCTCTACAACTGGTCGAGTTATAACTATCTTATCTACTTTATCTTCTATTAACCATTCTAAAGCCATACCAACTGCTATATGTGTTTTACCCGAACCTGCTAATCCTTGACAAAAAACTACATCGTTTTCAACCATAGATCTGATGAAAAGTTTTTGATTTTCTGTTCTAGGTTTTAATCGGTTTCTAAATTGAACATCATGTATTTCTGGAATTATGTCTTTAGTAATGTCAATAAATTTTGGTTTTTGAACTTTTGATTGTCTTTTTTTTCTCAAAGCATTACCTCTCATGATGGAATTAAATTAAGCAAGCGCCGCCAGCACAACTAACTTCTTCTATGCCTGTAGTATTATCCTCGCTTTCTGATAATTGAGTGTAATCAACTTTCTTAAAACTATCTTTGAGATCATAATAAAGTTTCCAGTTATAGACATCTTTCATACAATATGTCAGTCTCTTGATATCTCCTTCAAAATATTTTCCAGCAAAATTCTTCATCTTAGTTGTAAAATTTAATTTACCTTCATCATCATCTGATTTAGCTTGATTAAAAGTAACATAGTCACAAGCAGCCCACAAATTTTTGTTAAAGTTTTGCAGAGCAAGCTCTATTAGCCCAGAACACCATAGAGAAGCATCTCCGTATTCTTTAACGATCTCTCTGCTTGTATAAACAGTCGTGAATGGAGCTTGGGGATAATCCTTATCTCCACTTTGAGGAATCAAGCTTATTCCTGCATAATATCTTCTGTTTTTGTAAATAAACTTTGTTACGTCTTCCCATTCGTCGGGTTTGACAGTAATAGTATTACTTACATTATGACTTAAGAATTGTTGGGTACATAATTGTTTATTTTTGCCAGAATTTACCCAATGAATTTGAGTATTCTTAACAACATCAAGCATTTCTACTGCTGGTAGTTGATTTTTAAGTTTTGATCCATCTGGCACTTCAATTGGAAACTTAATTACTTCATCTGTTCCGTTAGCAGACCATACGCTAGGCTCACACGCTTGTGGATTATAGCTCTTAAAATAATTATAGGGGGCTTCAATTTTATTTGCTTGAACGTGACGAATATATCTTTTAGCATGATGCGGATGTATGCCAGAACTAGTACCCAGCATTGTCGAACTAGTGCCTTCTGGTTTTAGGCATGTAACTCTTGCCGCCTGATTAATTCCTATTTTTTCGCATATTTCTTTATTAGTTTTTACAGCAATCGCTGCACCTTTTTTGAGAACTTTTTCACTGAGAACCAAATCGTGCTTTTCCATAATTCCTGTAAGACTAACCCCAAGCAATGCTTCTCTATCAAAGATATTTTCGCTAGTTTTGCCTAGATACTCTAGTTTGGTAAAGCCGGCCTGAAGCGTACCTATAATAGCAGCGGCACGACATCTCTCATAGAAATCTTCTTCGTCATCAAGAGAAGAACAGTTGATTGTAGACAAGTTGCATCCTTGCCATCCCGATTTTCCTGTTAGTTCATCAACAGGCCACATACCGATTTCTACACATGGATTAAAAATCATGTCCTTAGATTCGCTCCAAATAAACCCAGGCTCTCCAAACTCTTTGACGCTCTCCATAAGCTTTGCAAATTCCTCATATGTTGTCTCCTCTTTTAGTAGTAAAGCGGAGTTGTTGCTTCTACCTCTTTGGGGATTATCAACGAACCAATTACCTGTTTTAGCTTTAGCCATTTCTTCATCATCTGGACTAAATAATGCAAGTGATGCTGAACGACGAACTCCCCCAGAAATAACAGCATCACTACTATGCATCACAATATCATAAGCATCAATTGGTCTTAATTTTTCTTGTTTATTTGCAATACATCTGTCCAATATTGTTCTAATTTTTTCTAGTCCAAAGGCTAAAGGTTCATAACCAGGAGCCTTTCCAACACCAGAACTTAAAGATGTTCCTTTAGGACGTATTTGGGAGTAGTCAAATACTATATTACAATTTTGATAATCTTTGAAACGAACATCACTAGGTCTATCAAAGTAAGAAGTAAGAAGCACACCAAGAGCATCTGCCCAACCTTCAATACTATCTTCAATAACATATTTCACCCCGCGACCTTTTGGTGGATCGTGTCGCAATTTTGGTAATTTTGCAACATGATGTTTTTGAACGCTGAAACCAGTACCACTTCCACATAATAAAAGCCAGAAACATTCTTGGAAAAATCTTAACCGATCACAGTAAGAACTTGTGCAATTATAAATTTTGGCATGTCTTTTTAGGATAGGCTCCCCGCCGAATTGTAATGCTCTTTGACTTCCAAGAACTTTTTTCTTATACATAATATCATATGCCCATTCTATATCTTCTTTCACATCATAATCGACATATTTTGTAAGCATCATTCCTTTGACTCTTTCAACTGCTTCTTTCCAAGTTTCTCTTCTTTGTTTTTCTTCAATCCAACGAGCGTACTTAGCAACGAATGTGTAATTCTGTAGTTCTTGAAGTGCGGACATATTTTCTCCTATTTTTTGTTTTTTTCCGGAAGATTAGTAGACCTGAGATTTTTTATAATGTCATATGGATTAATCATCATATGTTGGTCTACAGTAGAAAGACATAGATTGTAAGTTAACGACGCATACCACATTATATACACCTTGAGACCTGTAACATGAATAATACTATTGTATTCTGATCTTGGTCTCTTGTCAATTTTTTTTTGTCAAAATCGTTATAATTGTGTACCGTTAAATTATTTTCATAAATCTATGTTGATACTTTTCTCCGTTTGAGGGTTCAACTCCCCCAGGCGGCTTTAAATACTCTTGTGAAACTAATGAAATCAATTGACTGTATTCATTTGTATGAAGTATTTTGCATGAAGAGAATTCTGAATACCAATTGTCAAAAGAACCGCAGGCAAGTTCAGATCCGTTCTTTGCATAAATAATATTGGTTCCACCAAAAATACTAGAAAAAACAGATGTTCCACCCTGAACGGATATGAATTTACTTGATCTAGAATAAAGAAGCATCTGAAATAGATTGAAACTCATATCATATTCTTCAAATAGATCATTTGCATCTATAACATCTTTATGACTTTTAACAATATCATAGTCTTTGAACTCTAATTGGTCCGAATTATCATTCACTAGGTTTTTAGGACTTGATCTATTGTACACAACAGTATACCTACTTGAAAGATCACTAAAAAGTTTATCGAGCAATTCTAAAGACAGAAAATTAATCGGAGGCTTGAGCCATTCTCTATTGTATTTATTGCTTATTACTAATAGTTCTTTATCTGTTTCAAAATTAAAGTCTTGATGGATATAATGATTTTTGAAATCTGGAAATAAAAACTTAGACTTGTCCAAAGTTTTGATATGGATATCTTTTAAGTCCGTTCCAATAGGAATTGAATGCTTCCTAGTTAAATAAATTTCAGAATGTTCATGATCGTCTAGGAAGTAGTATAGGCATCTTGTATCTTTTGCTGAATAGACTTGTAGTCTCTGATTGTTTTGCTTTAAATAGTTTGCATATGGAATGGACATGATTAATTCATATCCAAACTCGCAGCCCTGAGTGTCTATAATTCTCATTAGTTATCCCTAAGAAAAGAAAAAAACCGATGATTTCCTTTATGTATTACACGATAGTCGTTCTTAATAAAGAAGTCTACTATCTCTTTATCTCTAGAATCATCTCTATTTGTTCTATAATCATGCGTCTCAAGGCATATTTGTTTAACGCCAAGACAGTATTTATAAACTATGTATTCAGCACCTTCAATATCCATCTTTATTAAAGTCGGATTATATTGATTTATTAGTGTTTTTATGGAAATCGTTTCAACAGAATATGCAATATTTCCAACATCTTTTATTTCTTTATCAATACTATCAGAAACGTAATTTGGATTTCTATTTCTGTATAAATTTATTAAGCAATTGTCTTCTTTGTATATAGCCTTGTTGATGAACGTAATATAATCAAGATTTCTAGAGTTGTTGTACATCAAAGATTTTTCTGTTGGATCAACGGCAATTATATCAACCATTTTTAATGATCTTAAATCTTCATCAAAACTATAATCAGTTCCAATACCTAGCGATAAAACTTTATCTCCATCATTAATGGAATCTATATCAACATGATACCCGCCGTATTGTGAGCCAAGATGTTTAATATTCATTATTAACCCCTCCTGTTGTTATTCTTTTAATTCCAAGTCTTACAACTGCATCTACAAGATTTTGGCTATACCTATTGAATGGAGGTATATATGTGTCAATTAGTACTGTACTAAATTTTTTAAACCTATCCTTTACAACAGGTCTAACGCCAGTTGGGTAATCGTCTATTCTAAACACTTGATATTTCCTTAACTAGCTTTTGCCACTGTAATATCCATGAATCAAAGGGTATTGTATCTTTTAGCCACTTCTTAGGATTATATCTCTCATAGCCATGATACATATACATAAGTTTGTCCAATATCAAGTCAATATTATCTCTTTCTTGCCACGGTATAGATTCTCCAAGTATACTTGCATAATCTCCATGAAAAAGCCCAACATTTGTTGACAATACTGGCAGGCCACAGGCAATAGCATCCATCATGGCATAGCTATTTCCTTCAGATACTGAAAGACAAAGGTATATATTATGATTTATATATCCAGATGTTTTTTCATATTGACCACATGATAGTTGATTAAATGTAAACATGGTATTCTGATTCTTTAATTTTTCTACAATATATCTGCCTTTAGACTCGTTTCTCCAATCTCCTACAATAGAATATCCTTTTGATGGTATACAATCATTTTTAGTATCAACTCCATGTAGAATAACAGCTTGGTCTTCAATGCCATGTAATTCTTTAGCGGCATCTTGTGTGAACTTGGATATGCCAACAAACCAAGTATTAGGGCGTTCACTCATCCTAGACTGTTGATGAACAAACAAATCTCCAGACCAATTTGGATTTCTCTGTTTATGAATTGCAGCCATGCCATGATGAACAGCGATTACTTTAAATTCTAATGGTACTTCAAAAATATAAGATTGATCTGATATTACAATACATTCTTCTGGATTAAACTCATTCCAATTTATTGGAGATCTAAGCAATGATATAAGATCCGGAAAAGCCTTCTTTAATTCGTAATCGAATCTAGCTAATCCGCCAAAAGATCCATTTTCATATGTGGATGGAGTGTAGTTTATTATTTTTTTCATATTAACAACTGGGTATAAACTTATGACGACACATATTTATAAGTCTTTGTTTAACTTGATTGTTCCATAGAAATGTGTCGCATACTTTGTTATAGGGAACAACATGGGACCAGTTTTCTGCAAAATGTTGTGGGTTTGAATGCACCCCAATCTCACCAATATATCTAGCGTTCATTGTAAATGTACTTATTTTGTATATATTATTCAGTATTAAAATACCTGATAGTATACTATCTTGACTAGTTACAACCTTTCTTGGGTCTAATCCAAGAGAAACAGCGTATGATAATATTTTTTGTGGAGATCTATAAGCGTAATCTGCAGGTAAAATTGCATAGTAATTTTCTATTTCATCGCGTATTTTATTATATGATTCACGATAAAATCCATAAGCCCACAGATGTTCCATCTGCATAAAATGATTTTTATTGTTTTCTTGCTGTTGGTTCCAATCATTATCTGGAATTAAATATTCAAAATATTGGAAAACATCTTCATGTCTGTGGGGCTCGCCAAAACAACTTACCATTCCAATTTGATCATCATCTGAAAAAATATCCATCAAACCATTTAAAAGTTTAATGTAATAATCATTAAGTACAATATCATCTTCTATAAATATGGCAGACTCGGCTCTATCGAATATAAAATCTCTTGCTCTTTTTTGATTGAAAGCAACGCCGAGATTTTTATCGCTATAAAAAAGATTTCCGTTAGCAAAGGCATTTTTGAAAATGTTTACAGATTCGTCTGTAAGTTTTTTATCATTACTATTTTTTGGACCATCTTGAAAAAGAAATATTTCACTGTCACCTACTTGTGACTTTAATGATTCTATTACTTGTTTAAAATAATTAGGTCTATTGTAACTATATAATACTATCGGTCTACTCATCCTTAATTTTTTCTATCCTTATTTTGTAGTAAGTTTATTGTATAGTACTAAACTGATACAAGATCCTAAAACGCCCATAAATAATCCTGCCGGTGAAACTGCATCATATTGTCCAAGTAAATACATTATTGCTCCACCCATATAGGAACCAGCTACTCCTAATGTTACTGTTTTAACAAAACCAAAGTTTTCTTCTCCAGGAACAATACTCTTAGCAATACTTCCTACAAAAATTCCATAGACACACCATATTAATATATTAAACATTGTCGTACTCCAGAAGGTTTTTCATTTCTTCGTCCTTGATCTCTTTGCCCACTTTTAATAACGATTTTAAGAGTGCTTCTCCATAAAATTTATACTGGTCTTTATTCAAGTTTTTCTTTATAATAGATCTGACTCTCCACCTTGTCAAAAAACTATGATTTAATGATCTAAATCTAACATCTGTGCTTAATAATTTAGCTTTGTCTTGACTAGTTAATGTGCTAGTTTTTTCTTTATTACATTCTTGTATTACTCTAATAATATTTACAACAACACCAATTACAATAATAATTGTTAATGGATCTATTCCTGCTGCTATTCTGTTTTTATCATATACTTGCTGTTCAGTATCGTTTAGAATTTTTTTTGATAATTCTGTAATTATATTTGTTGGCATTTTTTACCTCAGTATAAATTCTTTTGGCGGAGCGATTACAGGTACTAGTTCTGGTTCATCTACTTGATGTTCTGTTGGTTCTTCCTTTGTCTCTTCGCAATATCCACAATCAACTTTTTCAATACCGTCTCCGCTTATATACCATCCTTTACCTTCGCAAACAGGGCAGTCTTTGCGAGGGTATTTAGAATCTTGATCCGCAACCCTTCTAGCTTTAATTACCCCTCCTATAAGGCTTACAGAGCTTGTAGAAGAAGGTTGTAGTTCACCAACGACTACACCAGTCATTACAGTCAAAATCAGAATACTAATCAGGTTTTTCATTTTTTTTCCTTCTCCACGGTAAAATAGGTTTTCTGTCTGGTTTAACTTCCGGATCTTTATCTTTGTTTGGGTTAAACATTTCTAATATTTTTAGCAGAAAGTCCAGCAATGTTTTAATTAGTCTGTTTAATGCTATTTTATCTAAAAATTTCATGTTATGATTTCCTTTTATAGATAATCTACAAACCCATAATCTGGTAGCTTTTGAGGAGGAAATCCGTTTACATTACTAAAAGCATAAGAACCTCTACCGCTTAACATCCCTGCTGCATCTTTTTCTCTAATCCAAAAACTTCCGTCTGGTTGGTCGTGAACTTTCGGCCCACTATTCCATTTACCCCAACTATTTTGGACTAGAAATAATGTTTCTTTGAATCTCTTATGAGTATCATCACAAGCTATCCATGCCATCGCATGTGCCCATGAACCACTTCTACGAGAAATACCCTTACTGTCTCTAGTACGACTGAACCCATAACCAGAACATACACTTAAACCATACCCATTGGCTATAGCATCCCTCGCTTCTTCTACGCTGGTAACAAGTGAAACAGTTTTTACTTGATGGTCATTGGCTTCGTCAACTACATTATAAGGGACACCACGACTTCCCCAATTTGTGCCAATACTACTCTTATACTTACTTAAATCAACTAAACCTGGATAATTTTTTCTTAATAGAATTCCCCCAGTTTTACTAACAAATGTTGCTGCTCTAGAACAACTCATTCCTTGGCCGCTATGACCACGACAACCATATATTGCTTCAGTAGCACCACGGGCATGCCAACCTTCTCTGTCTCCTTTTATGTCAATCTCTACAGCACGACTTAAATCTACAGCGTTACGAGTTGAGTGACTTACACAATCTCCTGTAGTTTGTCGTTCGGAATATGCTTGTTTGTCAAAGTTCAAGACACTTTTAAATGGTAAGGATAATTTTCCTTTGCCACTATCTTGTATTTTACTAGAAGCGTCTGCAAAATACGGATATTTAGAAACATCAATTAATTCTTGGAAAACATGTTCTTCCCATAATGTTCCCATTAATCCTTTTCTATAATCTTCATACAATTGTTCTGATGTTAATCTTGCCATAATATTTTACTACCTTTTTTGTAATTGTCTTCAGCCCAAAGAGGTTGAAAATTTGTATAATGATTCAACTTATATATTTCTTCTTCTGTGTTCGCAGATGCTAGTGGTATTATATGATCAAGATGCCAACTACCTTGATTATCCCAAGTCATTCCTTCTGTAAATTGTTTTTCTATATGGTCTTGGAATTCTAACCATGTGCATCCAATAATTTGTTCTGTTTTTTTATTTTTACCATTTTTTAAATATCTTGTTACATTGTTTCTTACAATACATTGAAGCCTATACAATGGGTCTTCTTTATATTTCTTGTTATGGTAATTTAAACGAACATGAGGTCTTCGTTTATACCAGTCTTTGTCTCTTTGTCGTTTACATTCTCTACAAATATATTCTATACCAAGAACTTTACTTTTATCTTTGTTAAACTCATTGAATTCTTTTTGTTTTTTACATTTATAACAAATGCGAGTACTACTTAGACCCTTCATAACAACCCCATGCCAAGGCATTGAAAGCATCAACTGCCTTCTTTCTATTTTCTTGATTAAGAGATGAAATATCTTTACCTAATACATTAGAAACTAATGTTTCCGCTGCCTCTGTTAAGCCTGGATATTTACCTTTTAATTTTAGGTTCATAAGACTACCGGCTACACTATTAACTTCTCTTATTTCACTAGTTGTTTTTACTACCGTGTTGTCTTCGTCTAAACTAATTAACAGAGCAATGTCGGTATATAGTTCTGATAAAGCAACTCCATCAACCTTCTTATCTGTTCCAGAAGATATGATTTCTGCAACTTTTAAAGCATCTTCTTTAAGAGTTGGGTCGTTTGGTTCTAAAATTTCTACCGAAGGTGTTGGTGAAACTGGAGAAGGTTTTGGTAAGAGACTACCCAAATTTGGTTTAAACAAACCCACCAAAATTAATACAGCACCTAGTGCTAGGACAATTTTCTTGTTATTGCTCATTGAACGTCTCCTTCTTTTCCATCACAAACATTTGGTGATAAATATTGAAATGTTTCATCTAATAATTCAGTAGCTTTATTACAGTTAGATTTAACAGAAAGGTCTCTTGTCTGTTTCCATGAAGCTACTAATTCAAAAAAAACATCTTGTTTTTTAGAAGATACTTTTGGTAAATCTGGCATTGGAACTTTTACTGTTACTACATTTTCAGAACGGTTTACTGATTTCTTTAAGTCGTTAAATGTATCAACTATCATCTTCTGTACAGGACTTAGTTTATCTTTAAATAAAACATATAATATGATTCCTGCTCCTGCATATAAAGCTAAATCTGTTGGTCCTAAAGATGCAGAAAATTCCTCGAAACTTTGTGTATAATTCATTTTGTAACCTCTATTGTTTTTTTAAGAAAAACCCCTGTGCTTCTAAATATAGTAACCATACTATCTATACTAGAACTCACTAATATCATAAGAAATCTTTTGACATATTTATGAACATAAGACTCCAAAATATTTGGAACATATGGTACGTCGATAATATCAAAAGTAGTATCATAAAAATTGCTGATTAAACTTAAGGCTAGTTTCTTTTTTTCTGGTCCACTTAAGTCATTTCCGATGTTTTCTATTATTTGTATAATAGACGCAAGAGTAATCTGAAGCAACTTCCATGCTTCATCAATGGCTATTTTTTTGATTTCCGGCAACAGTTTTTGAGTATTTAACTTTAGTGTTTCAAATTCTTTTGTTATTAATTCTTCACTATTTTTAGTGTCCATTATATAAATCTCATAAAGTTATGTACTGTTCAATATCCTTATACGTTGATTGACCTACTCCATTAATTCTAATCAGTTCTTTTGTATGTAGAAATTTACCGTTTTTATTCCTGTAATCAATAATTTTTTTTGCTGTTGCTGGTCCTATATGTGGGAGTTTAATGAGTTGTCCAACATTTGCTGTGTTAATATTAATTATTTGATTTTCGATGTCTACATATTCTTCTAGTTCTTGTTCTAAATGATCTATTTGTTTTCTCTTAGTTTTTTCATTTTCTATTCTCTGTTCTTTTCTGCTATTAATATATCTGAACAAAATAATAGCTTGTCCACTTAATAATATGCAACTCTCAACAGCGTGTGTTATCGTATCAATTAATTCATCTTTATAATCATTATCTGTAATAACACCTAATAAAAACATACCACTAATAATAAAGCTTACAAGAGTAAACCAAAATTCACTCGTTTTATAGTTAGGTTTCATTTAAGTCTCTACTGTATGCTTCCACCGTCTGCCCCGCCACCATAATAATAACCTGGGTTATCAAATCTATCATCATATTTTTCTTGTATCTCAGCAATGGTAGGAGTATTAACAACATTAGTTTTTAATGTAGAATACTCACCAACTGGAGTACAACTAACTACACAACTTCCGTGTACAATAGGTTGCCCACTTCTCATAAGTCTAATCTCTACAGCCATAATATCTCTCTCTGGGTTTAATTTTATGTTTTCTGTCTAAAATCTAATACACCAACTATGTACTAAGCTTACATTGCGTAATATTTACAGTTGCAGAATAATATGTAGCAAAGCCACCTGGGTCTGTAGCTTCTATTTTTAAAGATTTGTTAGTATTATCAGCACTAATAGTAATATCATTTTGTGTAAAATTTGTACCATTAATACCATATCCTAACTGTGTGACAGTACCTATTTGAGTCACAGTTCCTCCAGTATTAACAATACCTCCAGTAAATTTCCACCAACCAGCATCAGAAGTGCCGTATCCTTTTGCTGTAATATTGATATCAAAATGCCAAGAGGTATCTAATGGAATAGTGATTCTCTCACTGTTAGATGATCCGTCTAAAAATAATTCTTCTTTTGATCCAGAGCTTTGTCTAGAAGAAGCAAGTACCACGCTATGTTGAATGCCTCCACGATTTTGAGCGGCTTGTGGTTGCGTAGCATGTGCTATTTCACCATACATTGTTGCTAAACCATAACGACCACCTACAATAGTCGAATAATTCGCATCTACTTTATGATAATCTCCATTGATTATACAACTATCCAAAGACCCACTAGCCAAAACATTGTTTCGACCACCAACTATGACTCCTTCTGTCGATCCGCTTTGTATGATGTTTACTGTTCCTCCACAAATAACAGAATTATCTGAGTTTATTTGTATTGTATTATTCAAGCCTGCTAGAATACCACCATGATCTGAAAAAACAGTATTGCCAGCACCCATACAATAAGAATGATCTCCACTGGCAGTGTTATTTGATCCTCCTGGTATGCAACTATAATTTCCTGCTGCTATTTGATGAACTTCCGTTCTAAATTGTTGTAAATCTATTGCATACCATCCTCTTGTGCCAGAAGGAACGGTAAAAGGATTTGTAAAAGCATTATTTGTCGTAACTAAAGAACCACCTGTGTATGGTTTTAATACTAAATCTTTTTCTGACGTTACAGTATTATTGTTTCTTACAACATTATCTTCAATAGTTATGCTATCAATAACAACAGGACTACTGATTGACCCACCAGAATTATCAGTACCATTTATCCAATCATTACCGTCATATTTTAAAACCTGACCAACCTGAGGAAGATTAATACTGACGTCTGTTAATTGATCTAGTTCTGTCGGACCTCCAGTTACTCCTGTATAAACAACAACTAATTCATCATTTACTGAATCGTATGTTATTCCAATACCAGATTTTCCTACAAGACTAGTAGTTAAGGAACCATCAAAATCTACAATATCATTGAGAACATGATTGTGTCCGCTTGGTCCAATTCCAGTACCACTAATAGTCAATATACCACCATCGTCATCATATTCTAGACCAATAAAAGGACCAGCTGCTAATAACTCACTAACTCTATCGTCTACATTCTCTATTGTAACAGGGGCTCCTTCTACATCTGTTAAATAGACTAAGCTATTCCATGCAGTAGTTCCGTCACCAATTTTTAATTTACCAGTATCGGTTTCAAATCCTGGCTCACCTACTCTTAATACGAGATTTAAAGAAGTCCAATCTGCTGCTGTACCTCTTTTGAATTTTATAACGTCATTTCTACCCATTATTTAACTCCATGTTACGGTAATAAAAATTGCATATTTAATATGTCTAGATTTCCATTTTCGTCAATACCATGCACTATATTTGAATTGCCAGCTAGGTCTCTATATTTTCTGTCTGATGCTATATTGATAGATGTTTTTGATCCATTATTTTCATTAACAATATACCAATTACCAGTTTTGAAATTATGACCATACAATACTTTATCTCTGTCGTTCCAAGATAATTGTAGTCCTACGCTTTTATCATTTCCTTCTGAAGATTTTATTTCAGCAAAGCTACCTATGCTTCTTCCTACTACAAATCTTGGAAGGATATTAATACTATACATTCTTCCTCTACTAGTACAAGCAATAAGTTTTCCAGCACTTGTTATTGTTATATCTCCAAAAGTGTTTGTATTATTACCAACAGTTCCTGTTGTTGGTAAATTCATATTTAAAACATACCATTTTCTAATATCAGATATAGATGGTACATTATTAGTATAAGACAATGTTAGTCTAACTAAAATATTAGAATTATACTCAAAATACCATATTCCATTATTCCAATATGCGGCATTTCCTGGTTGTGCTGTTGGTGATTGAAAACCACTCAACAATTGTGGACTTGGTATATTTTCTATATCAGACACATCATAATAATACATTCTAAGATCTGTATCTATATAAAACAACATATCATTATCATAATCATATGCTAAAGCATTTGATTTATCATTAGATAATTCTGTAGTAGCATACGGGTAATATAAATATCTGTTAGGAGATCCTTCTAGACACTGCCATTTTGTATCGGCATCCATACCTTCTGTTATAGGACTTGGATCATTTATAGTGGGTAAAGAACCAGTATTATTTAGCCAGTTTTCTGCCGCTGTTTGATCAAAATCTGCTGGATTGGATACTACTCCAGAATTTGCTGCAACTAGAGACAATACTCCACACACTTGAGGACAAGCCATGCTAGTTCCATTTAATTTTGCTAATCCATATTCTTGAGATAGGTCATTGTATTCTTGGTATCTTGGGTATCCAACAGTATCAAAATTAAAAGTATCTCTATTTAAATTAACGGCACCAGTAATATTTGATCCTGGAGCATAAATATCTATACCTGGACCAAAATGACTAAATATACTTTTCCTATCTCCTGGCGCTATTGATCCAACACAAATAGAAGAATTTGCAGGAGAAGATCCTCTATGTATAAATAATGTATTATCATTGATTCTAATATTCAACGGTAAATTGGGGGTGTCCCCATCAAATATAATACGATTATTCCAATCTTGATCTTCGGGTGAAGCAACATAGGAGAATGTGTTTCCAGCAGCAGCTACACATATAATTCCATCGTCTATCATTTCTTGGATTTCTGTATCAACAGCATTGTTTAAAAATGGCAGAAACCATAAAGTATCTCTTCCTTGTGCGTCTATATTCACAATCATTTTTAGTGTCCACCAAAAAAATCTCCAATCCCATCCATTAAGAGGTCTAGTAAAAGTATTACCGCGATAAATTACTGTGTGAATAGCATTAATCGGTATATTTCTTAGGTCATACCAATGACCCCAACTATGATTAGTGATGGTAGCTTTTGTTCTATTATATGTACCATTTACAGGAAGTAAATCTGGATATCTTGATAAGTCATTAGTGCTAAGAGTACCATTAATTAATCCATTATTATGAAACGCTCGAATGTAATCTGATACAGAATCTCCCTCATTATAGTCATAAAATGACTTAAAGAAAATATTAGAATTTTTAGCCCAACCATTTATATTTCCAGCTATTGTACTAGCAACATGTGTACCATGATAAGCATCTTGTCTACCAGCATGAACACCATAATTATATGGAGACCGATGAAATCCACCAATTATAGAATCATAAGCGTGCCAGTTAATAGGAACTCCTCTACTAGAAAATCGTGAACCTGTTCTGTTTCTATTTAGGGGAGGAGGATAAACTATTTTATCAAATTCTGGATGGTCAAAATCTACATTGCTATCAACCACAATTATATTAGCATCATCTATAGCATTAAAATTTATAGAAGAAGATGTATTAAGAACATCGCTAGGAGTAGAATCTTGTGGAGGTAATGGACCGACTATATTGGGTACTGGTATACTATCCATTGTCCCTATAATAGCTTGCGGCTCGTCTAGCAATGAAACTTCAACAGACTTTATTCTATCATCTTTTTTTAAAGCTATCGCTTCTTCATCACTTAAATAAAAAGTACTAATTTTACTAGTTGGTCTTTTCTTGAAACACTCACAATCTCTATGTGGAATATTAGATTTATGAGACACATTTTGCATGTCGTCTAGGAATTCTTGTTTATCTTTAATGTTATTCAAAATAACGTCGTATCTTTTCATCTTAGTCCTCAAAAGGATTGTTAGGAAGACATACTCTTAAGATACCCCAATTGACATCTGTATCTAGTATTTGATCATTTTGAGAAAAAGAACTTGGTTGAGAATTATAGTCTTTTGCTTCCGCATATGAGGCAGATGCAAATCTGTTTGCGGTTTGATTAAAAAAGATTTTGTTTTGATCGTATAAGCCAATTTTAATATTTTCCATATTATTTCTCCATTCGAGATTCAAGAGAGCCTAAGGTATTTGCTAAAATTGCTATCTGAACCTTAAGGTCGTTCATAACTTCTGAATTATGTTTAAGAGCATTAGATAGTTCTTCTTGCATTTCTTTATTAATAGCTAGTCTTTCCATAATATATTGCCTATCTCTGGTATATGGACTACTATTTTTAATTAAGTCACAAACCTCTTGTCTTGTTGCCATATGCCTAACAACCGTAGCCCAAAATCCAATTAATGTAACAACAATTCCTAAAACTGTTGTAGCCAGACTTTGCCAAAAGTTTATAACTACATTAGTTGTGTCAGCATCTGCAAAAATCATGATTAGTTCTCCATATAATTAAAAAGCCATTATACCAATTGGCAAATGGCTCTTTTATTTCTTGCTGTTAATAATAATACTCAGCTATTTTTTTTACTATAATTTGATGTTGTTGCTGTAGGAGATCCGGTTCTATATGTCAATTGACCTGGATCATCTCTTGTAGGATTAGCAGCGTCATCTACTCCAAAAGCGGTTCCTGTAGATGCAGGATAACCTGCATCAAATTCACCACTGTAAATATCAAATTTGCCTTCTCTAATCGCTGTTGTGCGTAACACGGTATCAAAGTCTACAACCTTATGAATACTTTTAATACCTTCTGGATTTCCACCTGTGGTTTGTAAAGCATCACTAGACAAACCTGCTAATTCTGTGGTTACTCTTTTAGTAATTGGTGCATTATGATTATGAGCAAATTCTCCTGCACTTAAAATTTTATTTACTTCGTTTCCTTGCACAACAGTAGATCCAAAAACACCTACAGATCGAGGAGTGTTAGATACTGTATCTAATACGCTTGATGTTCCTTTACCAGCCATTGATCCACCATTATTAACAGTTGATCGTGGTGTTGCAGGTGATCCGTCTCTTTGTTTAATTGCCATGTAAATACTCCATATTATTTTTTGAAAAAGGATCTCTTGTTTTATACACCAAATTTAATAACCTTGTTTCTGTTTTGCTAAAAATTGTTTAAAATTGCAAATAATTTTAGGACAGAAACATCTGAGTCCATAAATTCCAGATTTGTTTACGATATTGAAATGTTTTTCTAACCAAAAATTACCACTGCAAATTATATTGATTTCCTTAGAGTTTTGATGTAGGAAAGATCCTGCTATCAAGTTATCTGCTAGGTTATCAATAAAAAATCCGGTAGAGGGGAAAGCGTATTGTATATCTAATACGTCAAAAATTTCACAAATCTTTTTTAAACACCTATGATCAAATAATCTATATTCTAAAATATATCTGATTTTAATATTCTTTTCAGAACATATGTCTTTAATATTTTTTATGTCATCTCTTATTTTGTCGTATTTTCTATTTGCTGCCAAATTTTGTGGCATACTAATGTCTATTACATTAGCTCCATAAATAATAGCTTGTCTTACCGCGTAACTTCTTGTTTTAATATCAGAGATACCTAGAGGGAAATCTATAAAGCATGACAGTTCTGTCTGTGTTTTTTCTATAAGATATTTACATGTTTTTAAAAGATAGAAAGGAACTGTAATACTATTAACTCCACATTCAATAGCCTGTATACAATTTTCTTTTGCTTGTTTTTCATTAATATCAGTATCTATAATAGCAAAATCTATATGCATTATTTTCTCTTATCATGATGTAATGATCGTTGATATGTTTTCTTTTATATCTCCTAATACACCATCAGCAAAGCCATAATATACTGCTTCTTCTGGAGACATATACCAATCTCCATCCTTAAATTTTTTATATAGATACTTTTTTATTTGATCTACAGTGTACTTTTTTTCTTTAAAAAATTGACCTTTCACACATCTTTCAGCATAAATAGTCATCATTATATCACAAATATAATTTTCGTATTTATTCCAATTTTGTACATTTTGATATTCACCAGAGTATCCGCTATTTCCATAATGAACCATAAAATAAGAATTTGGCATTAGGATTCTTCTTGATGCGGCCTGTAATAGGATTGTACTAGACGATTCTGTTTGTCCGTATGAGAGCATTGTTATTGGAGACTCAGAAAATTGAATTGCATCGTACATAGCCATACAATCATTCCATTCTCCTCCTATACTATAGAGATGTACTAATATTTGTTTATTAGAAGATAAATTCAACGCTCTGAGATTTTTAATAAATACATTAGCCATTTTGTATTCAACACCTTGATTACCTTCATTATCAGGATAATAGTTGTGTAAAAATATTTCTCGGCTTTTTATATTTGTCGAATAATCATGAAAATCATGTAATATATCATTATTTCTATTGTTGCTCATGTTCTTTTAAGCCTAGAAAGGAGTAAACATTATCATTGATAGATTTCATTGTCTCGCTGGCATTGAAACATTTGCCTATACTAACTCTAAATCTATATCTAGTAAAAATATCTAATATTTCTACTCCTTCTGTTTCTTCGATTATTTTTGATACCGGTGGTGAGATATTAAAATTAGTATGAGCAACCCAAAAATTAAAGATTTTACCAGGTGCAGTCAATTCGTTGTATGGAATTAAACCCATTGGTGTTGCGATTACTTTAATTTCTTTATCTGATCCAAACACTTGATGTTCTTCATCTACATCTTCGTAGTCATCTTCATATTCTATTTCATTTAATGAGTTATCTATTTTATTCTCATAGTCTGTCCATTTGGCGTCGTCTAGTTCCTGACCAAAAGGATCTATCCATTTTTCCCAAACTATTATTGGTATGTCTTTCATTTGTGATCCATTGGTTTTTGTAAAGATTTAGAAAATGAACAAGGAGATACACATGGACTATTATTAGATACGCTAACTAAGTCGTAATAATCTTTCCAGTTATCAAATACTTTCTCAACTGTTCTATAGACACTAGGGTCTTTCACAGCTATTTCTTTTAACATTTCTATAAGTTGAACTTGATAACCCCCATTGTTAATCATATAGAGAACTTCTGCCATTTTTTTACAATTATCGTCGTTCATATTTTGAAAATTAATTCTAATGACTATTTTATTGTTCTCGTCTAATACAAAAGAAATAAAAGCTTCTTTAGAAATATCTATCAAATATGAATTTTCTTCTTCTGTTTTTTTATTTGAAAAGAGTTTCTTTAAGTAAGATATCATCAAGTCACTCCTCTCATTATTGGTTTTCTGATAAGCCTCTTATTATAGATAGTGCTTTGTTAATAGATTGTCTAATAGCTTCTCTCGTTAAATCATATTTTTTCCCAATTTGTTCATATGTATTATTCTCAAAATAGTATAATTTGATATATTCAGACTGTCTTTGTGTAATACAGTCACTTTCAAGAATAGTATTAATTAATGAAGACACATGTTGTTTGGATTCCTGCTCAATTAAAATATTTTCTGGTGTTTTTATTCTTTTGTCTACAATATGAGTACCTGTTTCTTCACAATCTTCATCAGAATTATAATTCAAGGAATAAGTTTTATTCTTTTGATTCTTTTTGTAATTTTTTGTTACATACGTTTGAATAGCCCATAAAGCACACTGATTTCTATAAGAATATTTGGTCTTAGTTTTTCCATCTTGACCTTGGTGGTTTTCATTGTACCTCCAATCAGCCATTATAATCGCATTAGTAATGCTTGCTATTGCTTCTTCATCCTTCAGCATTTTTGCGGATAGTCCTGTGTAGAATTTATTGGCAAATTTTGAAATAGATTTTTTAGCCAAAGTCATATATTCTGACAAGTTATCAAATTCTACATTCATTGGATCTTGATACTTAATTTTTTGTTTGCCAATTCCTTCAAGCTGTAAAAGCATATTTTCTCCTAAGTTTTTAATATTTAAAAGTTTCCTATTTACTCTTTCCTATTTTTGAGCTTTTTTCCAAGCTTCTGGATCAGGTCTGTCTTTATCCCCTGGTTTTGCTGGTCGGTATTTTTTACCTTCTCGTTCTTTTTTCTTTCGGATATTTTCCCATAATCCTGGCTTGTCCGCTGCTTCAATACTATCGGCAGCCTCAGAGACATACATGATAAAATCATGGATCGTTCTCATGTAGTCTTCTGTTATAGCAATTTTACCCTGAAGCCAGCTTTCTGTCAAGTTCTCTTTTACCTGTGGATTCTCTAGATTTTCTAGTATTTCTTTTGAATGCATCATAATAGCTTTAAGAGAACCAACACTCATATTAAAAAAGTCTTCTTTGTATTCCGTCATTTCCATTTCTTGATTTGCTTTTTCTTTCGATAAATTAGTTTCTACATCTCTTAAAATATCATGATATCTCATTATATCTCCTTATGTTACGAAGGCGTAGGTGTTGATCCACCTGTTGCTGTTGGTGTTGGTCCGCTACCAGTTGGGGTGGCTGTTGGGGTTGCTGCTGGGGTGGCTGTTGGGGTTGCTGCTGGGGTGGCTGTTGGGGTTACTGCTGGAGTGGCTGTTGGAGGAACCCCTACACAACTTCCATCGTTAATAGTCCAACCTAAATTATTTATTAAGTTTGATCTTGCTGTTGCTCCTGTAGAATTACTAGTGGTATTACCACATGCTCCTAATGTAATATTTTGTAGGTTAATAGAATTGGCTTGAGTATATAACCAATCTAAAAACGCATCATAATTAGTGATTTCTGTATAGTCCAAAAAGTTGGCCATTGTTGTAATTCCTGTGTGAACATTTAGCAGTGGTATCGGGACTGCTGTTATGTCATCACAGTCTCTAAAGGTTGCGACATACGATGTTACGCCTGTCATGCTAGTTAATAGCCCAGATGGAATAACTGTAAGTCCAGTATTTTCAAAAGCGTTATCTAAATTTGTTATAGTCGATACCACATTATTAAAAAGACCACTAGGAACAGTTGTTAAGTTTACATTGTTTGTAAACTTTACAGAGCTTACATTAGTTAAACCAGAAATATTATCAGCAGTTCTCGTCATTTCAGATGTTTGGTAGTCAGAACCCCAAGCAGTAGTATAAACAGGTATTGGTTTTCCTCCTATTACTAGTTCTCCTCCTCCTAAATCTCCTTGTATTTGAACGTCTGCTGCTATTAAATCTTCGTAAACATGCTCATAATAACCTTCGGTTTCAAAACTAGACAAAGTTTTATCACCCCAATTTATTTTTACATATGGGGTTGATGTTGTATTAAGTATTCCTATTCTATACCTTTGGTCTGGATTAATACTTTGTACTCCTATAGTAAAATTGTTAGCTCCTAGTGTTAATGTTCCAGAAGGTAGAAAGAATTGATCTAATGTTGTCGGAGTGCTTTGTGTTATGTTGACCGTAAAAATATTTCCGTCTACATCATTTCCATACATGGCACTGCTACTGTTTCCTGCTAAATCTCTAAATAATCCTGTGTTAAGAGAAAGGTCTGTTTTTGCTCCAGTAGATGTATTAATTGTGTACCAATTGCCTGTTTTATGATTGTGTCCATACAAAGTATTTGTAGAATCATTATATACAAGTTGAAGACCTACTGTTCTATCATTTCCTGGAGACGAAACTATTTCAGTAAATCCTGCTGTAGGATTTGACAGATCAACAGAATAAAAACGACCTCTACTTGTATATGCATACAAAGTACCAGTATTACTATCTATAGTTATATCACCAAAAGTGTTGGTGTTTGCACCAACAGTTCCTGTTGTTGGTAAACTCATACTTCCAACAGAGTAAGTAGTTTTACTTGCGACAGAAGGAACACCTAGACTATAAGATAATGTTAATTTAACTAAAACATTAGAATTAAATTCAAAATACCATATTGCTCCATTATAGTATGCCGCATTGCCTGGCTGATATGTTGGAGAGGTAAATCCAGAGACTTCAGTAGCCACAGTATCTCCAGATTGTATGTAATATAATTTTAAGTCTGATTTAATAAAGAATAAAGTTGAATTATTATTGTCATAAGCCAAAGAATTTGTTGTTCCATCAGCAACATTCTGATAGGTTAATTCTTGTTTTACAGAAAGATTGTTCTGCATAACTCTAAAGTTAGTATTGCTTATCTTGTAAACGAAATGTTGTTTAGCACACATAGTTATTTTATTCCTTAACTGTATTGTTTTAGTCTATTTTTTAATTTATCGTATACATAATTACTAAATACAAAAGAAGCACCATTATCACTAGGATAATGAACTCCTTGTTGCACTCTAGCTTTTCCTGTTCTTTCAGCGATACTAAGAATTTGACTACTTAATTCTGGATACATATCAGTAAGTATATTTCCAACTAATTTACTATACACCGTATGTCCAGAAGGATATGATGCAGTGTGGATAGTGTCTGTGATGATCATATTTATGTCAATATTGTAAAATTTACACAATTGATTTGGTCTAGGTCTATTCCAATAGTTTTTGGTATTCATTAGTATAGGCTCTACTATTTCATAGAACAAATTAATATACCTTTGTGGATATATTTTTTTGTTTTTATTGAGTAGCTCTATGTAAAAACTGTCTATATCTTGATCCATCTTATGAACAAATTCTATGTCTTGTTTTGTTCTTTTTTTTGTTGCTTCAGAGATAATAGAAAGTTCTTTCTGTACTAATTTACTATTATTTTCTGGGGGTGGTGGTAGTATATCTTTGTAGTCAAAGTCTACAAGATTACTCATTGGAACTTCAGTTACTTCGGTATAGTACTTTAGTTCTGTAATTTTTTTGTAATTTAATAATGTATTTAATTCTACCAAGCTTTACAACTCCAGTATCTTGCTTTCCATTTTGGTCCTGGATTATCGCAATTATGTCTTGCTCTAAAACTTTTACGACGTTCTGGAATATTCTTTTTTATTTTCATGTTAGGATCACCAAAATTTACCTTAACCACATTACCTTTATCGTTTTTAACATAAACGCTAAACTTTTTAGGTCCATCTGGTGTTCTAAAAGGTTTGTTAAGAGTAACTTTTTTACCCTGATATTCAGCTGCTTTAGAAACAAAAACTAAATTTCTTCCATTCTTTGTATAAACACCTTGTCTTTGATAGTAATACAATTCATTAGTAATAGGATCTTTATAAATGAAAGCTGCGATTGTATTAAAGTCTAGTTCTTCGGTTTCTTCTTCAAAATCAACATATTGATCTTCTTCAGGAACAATAAAATTGAAGGGGGTTAATTCATCTTCTTCAAAACCTAAACTATTCTCTTCGATAATCTCACATACCTGCTCAAGTAGGCTTGATTTGGTTTGATTCATACACACAGCATACCTTTGGGTTTCATTTGGATATTCTTCATTCATTTTTGTATTACTCATACATCTAGCTAGAAACTTTTTTTGGCTTTCGTCCGCGTTTTTTTGTGGTATTGGCATTATCACTTTTCTTATTAGAGGTTAAAATATTAGAAATAATAGAAGCAGTATTTTTCCAAGATAATTGTTGAGCAGTTTCCAAACCATGAGAATTAGTTTTGATATTATTCTTATACACATATCTCATGTATTCAATAGTTTGTTCTATTTGTTCTTCACCAATTTTTGCCCAATTTCCATGTCCAAAAAACCATTTATTATCTATGGCTGGTTCAGTTTCAGAAATATCAATTAAGAAACTATTTTCTTTATTACAATACTCTGTGTGTGCAGAATAGTTTGTTGCAATAACTGGCTTATTCATAGCCATTACTTCTGGTATTTCATTATTCCATCCTTCAGCTCTACTCATAAAAACACCACAATCTGCTTCAAATATAAATTGAGCTAAATGATAATGAGTAGGCAATCTATTATATGCATTAATTTTATCTGACAATTTAGAATTTTTAATAAGAGAATGCCATGCTTCTTCTTCTTCTTTTGTTAAGAATGGATTTTGAGGTAATAGTCTTAATTCAACATTATCTGTTTTTTCAAAAGCCCTATTAAAAGCTTCTATTAATACATCTTGACCTTTTCTTTTTTCCCATTTTCCTATATGGAAAAATACATATTTACCATTGTCTATTCTAATTTTCTGTGGTTGTTGAAATATATCTAGATTAACACCCAATGGTGTTACAGAGATTGGCTTTGTTATGTTGTTTTTTTCTAATGTTTCTTTGCCCCATTTACTGGCTGTAAATACATGATCAGCACAGTTTATTTGATGTATTTCTCTGTCTTGTAATTTGTCTGCTTCAAAAAATGGTAGGACATAGTAATTACCAGTACCAATTCTAGAGGCTAATTCATGTTGATGCCATATTTTTATGCAGGGGGCTGTTGGATCATATGTATTTGAATTTGATAAACATTTTGAAAGAATTGTTTTTTCTTGTTCGGTGTCAATATTGACATGTGAACCTATAGGAAATAATGAAACATTAAACAATTTATTTAATTCTATTGTTATATTTTTTGATGTGATGCCATAGCCTGTCGTATTGATTGGGCAAAACATGTTTAAGTTCTTCATTCGTATATCCTATTATGAGTATTTTTAACCTTGATAAAAATTGTTTTTTGAGACATATCTTCTATTTTATTTGCCCCAATGTATGTGCAACAGCTTCTAACTCCACCTAAAATATCTTTTATAATATCTTCAGCGAGTCCTTTATATGGAATTTGAATACAACGACCTTCGCTAGTTCTATAGTCTGCTACTCCGTTATGATGTTTATCTTGTGCTTCTTTACTACTCATTCCATAAAACTGCAATGTAACTTTACGTCTTTCTGTTGCATATCCTGGGTCTATAGGTTGCCAAAACTTTAAGTCCCCACTGTCTGCTAAAAATTCATAAGTCCACTCTCCATCACATTCATTTGTTCCGGCAAGCATACTGCCAAGCATTACAAAATCAGCACCAGCACATAACGCCTTACAGACATCAGCAGGAGTTCTACATCCTCCGTCACTGCAAATGTATCCTCCAGAATGTTTTGCTGCATCGGCACATTCTATAACAGCGCTTAATTGTGGGTATCCAACACCAGTTTTTAAACGAGTAGTGCAAACACTACCAGAACCGATTCCTATTTTAACAATATCTACTCCAGCTTTCATTATAAGTTGTTCTGTCATTTCTGGCGTAACAACGTTGCCTGCCATAATAATGCTGTTTGGATATTTTTCTCTTATTTTTATAAGAGTTTTGATAAACTTTTCAGAATAACCATTTGCAACATCTACACAAATGTTTGGTGGTTGCCATCTAAAGGCTTTGAGTTTTTCAAAAACTTTATCCATCCTAGATAAATCACTAGAAGAGGTGCCGATAGAATAAAACACAAAATTAGAACTACTAGATATATCATTCTTATAATAGTTAACATACTCTTCTATCTTATAATGTTTATGCAAACAAACCATAGTATTGAGTTTAGACATGGTATTAGCCATATAAAAACTACCAGTTGTGTCCATATTTGCTGCTACTAAAGGACAACATTTTTTGAGTTGTGAGTCAGCATTAGGAAAATAAAAATCTCGCGTGGTTACGACTTCTTTCCGTGAAAATAGTTTAGACCTTCTTGGTTGAATGAGAACATCGTCAAAATCCAACTTGTTGTCTTCTATGATTCTCATTAGTTAAAAAAGTACCATCGGTTAAGGTGTTCAATAGTATCAGAAGTATTAATATTATTTAAGTAAATTTTAATTTCATCCCAACTACTAAAAAATAACTGGTGAGGTAGACATCCGAATAACCAATCTGGTGTTTGTTGTTTGCCTTGCTCTACATGAATTATTATAGGTTTCTTCTGCCGGTTGGCAAGAAAAATTTCTTCATATGTTCCGCAAGGATGCACTGTTAGATCTAAATTAACAATAATAAAATCGCTAATATCTACAAGTCTCAAATCTACATTACGAACAGTTCTCATCATTTCTGATAATTTATCGTAATTCTTTCCTATTTTAAGATGAGTCTTTTTAATAAAAGCATCCTCATTTTCTTTACCAAGTTCTGTAGGCTTTTTGAGTGGATTATAAACAGTAATTCCTAGACTCTCAAGGTACGGAGTTATATTCTCTCTCCATCCTTGTCCTCTATCAGAAACTCTGTCCATAGCACCAACAAGGTAAACTCTTTGGTTTTTTAATCTATTCATGCTAGAATATCTAGTATTGTTAATTGTGCTGGGTTTGCGTATAACTGAAAGTTTTTAACTGTATTTTTTAGGTTTTTGTTGAAACATACATGCTCACAATCATAGCCTTCATACTTCCCTTTAAGATAGTCTTTAGTTTTATATAGGCAAGATCCTCCAAAACCACTATTAATAGGGATGGGTTTAGAACCTATAGGTGGAACCCATAATCCAAACCAAAGCATTGGATTGTAATGAGGTTGTATTTTATCTAAATCTTCCCACCAATTGCTCCTATAGGCCCAACAATCATAATTCCAGGGTTGTTTTTCAGCGTGTGGTGTGCATTGTTTAATTTGATACGAAAAACCACACGTTGCATTAATGTTTTTATTCTTTTGCATATTTCCAAGACTATGTAGTATTCCGTCTACACTAGAAACAACAAAATCTGTGTCTATGACTAATATATAATCTGTGTTTAAAAAGTTTTTTCTAGCATATTCTAAACACTGATTTCTATATTCAGATAACTGATTAGTTCTTTCTTTTTGTTTAGTTTGTCCGTATTGTTTAGAGAAATGTTGTTCAGAGGTATAATTAAAAGTATCTGATTTTAATATCTTTAGAATATGTGGTGTCTTGTCATGAGAATCATTTTCGTAAATAAAAGTTTGTGTTTTTACTACTGCACTTAATTTTTGGATAAATTCAGAGACATAGTTAATCTTTGGTTCTATATTTCTAGCTAAACCTAATATACCTATGGTTTTATCTTGAATATGATTAATTCCTAACTGAATTGTTTCTTTATAATCATCTACAAATTCTTCTAGAATAGGAAATAATTCACCTATAGTTTTAGGCATTTAAAATCCTTTGTTGAGATCCATACACTACGACCTTATGTTTCCCCCAAATATCTTCTATCAAACACTCTATAAATTTCCAATTTCCACCTGCTAATCCACTACCAAATTTAGGACAGTGGATTTCAACAGTATCTTCTGTGTTAATATTTCGATTTATGTATTGATTTATTTCAAACATACTTTTAACTAAATATGCATAATTTAATGGACGTTTATTATTCCTATTACGAATACCGTTTTGAGCAATCATATTCGCTATGATTAGTGACCTATCATAAGTAGGTTCTGTATACACTTTAACAAATTGAACATACCCAGGATTCTTATTTAGAAATGTCTGTCCCAAAATGTGGTAATTTGTTTCTACTATAGGATAATGTTTAGCAACATCTCCGCTAAAACCTGCTCCAAAAGAATCTTTGTTATTACACACATGTGGTATAATTACACTGCTTCCATTCTGTTTAGAATCTACAATTAATTTTGATATTTCAAATATGTTTTTATTTGATGATTGATTGATAATATTGTTCATTTTACCATTTACTCATAGGACAAGATGTATCTTTCCACGCAAGCTTATTCATAAATATTCTTTTTTTATTGATATTACATCCACATATTTTACATTCTTCATTATCTTTATCGAAAGAACTACATTCTTCACATATTGCAAATCTTTGATTAATTTCTTCTTGTGTGCTTTTAGGCATACCATTACCTATATGAAAACTCAAGCTTTTTCCAAAGTTAATAAGTTTTTTAAACATTTTCTTTATTTGTAACTTTCATTGGTATAATATTGTTGTCTTTATCTAAAGTATAAATAGGATTAATTTCTACAATAGAATTTTCATTAATCCATCTAACACAACCAGTTTTTAAATTAGCACAACATCTAGTTCCGTTTTGTTTGAAGTCAACCATTTTAATATAAAAATTTTTTTCAAATTCAAAACAATCACCAACATTCAATTCTTCAACATATTTCATTTTTTTAGATAGTCTCCCCATTCATCGTAGAGTTCTTCTTCCTCTAATGCTTCCAATCTATATTTTCTAGCCTTACTCGCTTTATGAGCAAACTTAGTTTCTTCGTCTATCGAAGTAGATCTATTTCTATTCTTATTCTTTAAATGCTTTTTACGGATTTCTTTTCTATCTTTTTCTTCAAAATCGTCCATTATTAACTCCGAAAACTTATATCTTTAACCTACCCTATATGATAGCATATCCCCAACAAAAGTCAAGTGCCATAACTATTTTTTGTATGGTCTATCTTGAACTTTATCATAGTATGCTAATGAATCATTAATAACATTTCTATTCCAACTTCTATAATCAGACAAGTGACCAAAAACAAGATGGCATCTAGTACATAGTGTCACTAGATTGCTTGGTTCTAATTCTAGAGTTTTATTTATATGCACTGGTACTATATGATGTACTTCTAAATCTTTTATACTATCCTTACCACATGCTATACATTCTGATTCTCTTTTTAAATGTAGTTTACGAACTTCTTTCCATTCAGAAGATCGTGAGGCATATCTTACTTCTTTTTTAAAAAAATTAAACATCATAATATGTTACTAGCTATTAAACAACCTTTGCTAACTGCTAACAATGGTTCTTTAGCATGAACCACTTCTTTTATTGGTAAAGGAAAATCGTTTTCTTTCAATAAATTATGGAAATTTTCAATATAACCATTTG